CAGAGCGAAGCGACGGAGCGCCACAGCGCGTCCCGGTCGGGGACGCCCAGGATCGCGGCTACAGGATCGTCGCCCGGCGCGCCTTCGGCAGCCAGTAGGCCCGACCGAAAGGGAGTTCCACGTCCTGGAGCGCGCCGCACTGCGGGCAGACGACCTGGATCTCCGTGTCCACGCCGCCGTCGCACTCGTCGAGGATCTCCATCAGTCCGACCATCGCGTCGCCTCCGAGGTGCGACAGGAACTCCGTCAGCTTCGACTCCTCGACGCCCTCCACCGACACGACGCGAGACAGGAGGGAGACGAGCGCGAGTTCCTTCGGCCGCTGCTTCGCGATCCGACGCACCTTCGCGGCGTCCTTCCCGATCACGAGGCGGAAGCGGACGACGCGGTCCTCCAACTGCGGCCACTTCGCGGAGAGGATCCGGTCACCCCTGAGCGCCTCGCGCGCCGCCTCCGGCAGCGGCTTGACGGGGATCTCGGCCAAGTCGATCATCCAATCGATCGATTCCCGGCACTCGGCGCACGTCAGGCGGAACTCGTACGGGCGAGGGTACGTCGCGCGGCGGATCTGGATCAGCGCGTACATGCGGTCCCCGACGTGGACCTCGCCCCAGTCCACCACCTCGGTGAACTTGTACGGGCCGGGCTCGACGAGTCGGATCGTGCAGTTTCGCAGGACGCTGTCGAACAGCGTACCACTCTGGATCTCTTGCCGGTCGGCGAGGACGTTCGCCTCCCGGACCTCCAGCCCGCGCAACTCGACTTCGAGGCCGGACGGGCACTTCGCGACGACGGTGCTCATGGTTCCCTCCGGTGGTGCCGCCTACGCCGGGCGCGGTGGGCGGGGAGCTAGACGCGCTCCCAGTAGTCGTACGCGAGGACGACCTGCTCAACGCGGTTGTCGTCCGAGTTGTTGTCCCACCCGCCCGAGGCCGGGTTGAACTTGCGCGGGAAGGCGTTGAAGACGCGGTACCGCTCGATCTCCGACCCGTCCCGCTCCTGCTGGACGATGTCCAGGTTGCGCTTGAACTCGGGGTCCACGAGCCCCGTGCCGGCGGCGGCCTTCGCGACCTCCACGAACCAGTCGTACAGGTCCTGGTCCTGGCACGCGCCGCGTTCCAGCGTCAGGTCGCTGAACTTCACGCGCTGCGGCGACTTGTCGGGGATCATCGCGCCGCCCTCGTAGTGCTCCGAGACGGCGACCTCCGCCTCCAGCCCGTCGCACTTCTCGAAGCCGGCGTACGCGACGCCGTCGATCTCGACCACGAACTTCCACTTCGACCGCCAGACGCGGGGGGTTCCGATCACGCCGCCCATCGCATCACCTCCACCGGGCCGCCTAGGCGGCCTCCAGGATCAGCGCCTCCTCGATGGCCCGCAGGTCCGCGCTGAACTCCATCCACACGAACTCGGCCGGGTCCGAGAAGGCGAGGCCGATCCGCGCCTTCAGCAGCCGCTGGTGCTGCACCGACGCGTTGTTGAGCCCCAGGCCCGGCACGTCCCAGTCGATCACGAACGCGGTGTCGGGGTCCATCGAGGCGAACGCCTCGCGCCGCATCTGCTGGAGCAGGAACGCGCGGGTCGTCCGGTCGCACTCGGCGCGGAGGCGCGGGTTGTTGTTGCGGTGCTTGGCGAAGAGCATCCCGGCCTTCAGCGTCTGCTCGATGAACGACGCCCCGCGGCGCTGGCCGATCGTGCCGAAGTTCCCGCTCGTCTTCGCGCAGCGCCCGCCGTCCGCGTAGTAGCCGGCGCCCAGGTTGATCGGGTTGACGTTCTTCGGGAACACCACGTCCCGAACCGACTCGTCGAGCACCGCCTCCGCCTCGACCCCGATCACGCCGAGGAGTTGGCCATACTCGATCCCGGCCGGCGGCTGGTAGATGCCCGGCTTCTGCGTCCCGTCGACCCGCGCCATCGTGGCGGCCCAGTAGCCGGAGTTGCAGACGGTGAGGTCGTCGGTATCGCCGTACACGTCCTTGTTCGGGTTGTAGACCTTGATCCGGGGCCAGAGCATCGCGCCCACCTCGGTCGCCTCGTACAGCGCAGCCGTCGAGGTGAAGTACGCCACGATCGCGGCGGCGTCCATGCTCGCGGGCGGGTCGAAGATGCAGAAGATCCGCTTGCCGGCCTGCACCTCGCTGTACTGGTACATCGCCTGATGCACGGCCGCCGTCGGGCGGTCGGGCACGGCGAGGATGGTCACGTCGACGGGGGTGTGCAGGTCGAACGCGCGGAGCCCGGTCTTCCCCGCGGCCGAGCCGATGAAGTCGGTGTCGGCGATGCCTGCCAACCCGTCGCCGCCGCCCGTCAGCGGCCCGTAGAGCCCGTTCGCCGGGCGCTGGCTGGACGCCACCGCGTCGAGGTCGGTGCCGGCGAGGTACACGGATCCCCCGACGGCGGCGTTCACGATCGTCTCGACGTAGCGCGGGGCGGCGTCGTCCATCGAGAGGTTCGGGAAGCGCTCCAGGGCGATCCCGGACCGCTCGAAGGTCATGTTGAACTCCTCCGAGACGCCCGAGGTGGCCGCCTCGATGCGAACCTTGAAGTCGTTCGCGTAGGAGCCGGGATCCTTCCCGTCCAGCCGCAGCGTGTCCACGGCCGCTCCGCTGGCCCCGCTGTGCGTGGCGTTGTCAAAGCCCATCTCGTCGTCGGCCGTGGAGGCCGCGCCGACGAGGATCGAGGAAGCCGGACCGGTCGTGTTCGAGGAGATCCGCGCGCAGCCCCCGACGCTCGTCACCGTGCACCCCGCGACGGCAAGCTCGACGATCGCCTTCGCCTCGGCGTTGGAGACCGCGTTGATGTCCGCCACGTTGCCCGTCCCGGAGACGAGCCCAGTCGTGAACTGGAGTGCCGCGTTCGCCGTCCCCCCGGTGACGTTGACGCCGGACCCGGTCCCCTGCTTGTCGCTCGTGATCGTGACGCGCTTGCCTCCCCCGGTGACCGTCGCTTGGCCCCCCGTCATCTTGGCGTTGATGACGGCCGCGACTTCCTCGGCAGTCGCGTTCGCGATGTCCACGAACTCGCCCGTCAGGAACGTCACGGTCTGCAACGCACCCTCGTCGATCTTCAGCGTCAGCGTCTGGCTGTCGGCCAGGGCGAACGGTTCGTCGACGCCGTTCTGCCGCGCGGCGGCCGTCGCGTTGAAGGTCGCCGTCGCCGGGGCACCCCCGTCCACCGTCACGACGAGCGTGTCGGCGGGCGTCAGGTCCCACGGCCCCACGACCGACCCCTGCGAGTAGCCGGCCGTGGGAGCGACGACCGCCGTCTTCAGCGTCTTCGTCCCCGTCGTCGCCGTGGCCGTCGCGGGCGTGTTGATGTCCGTGTAGTGGCAGGTCCGGGTGAACACGAGGAACTGCCCGCCGCCCTGGAAGAAGCCGCGCACCTGGAGCACGGCGGCCGAGTTCGCGAAGTCGCCCCCGAACTTCTGGACGAAGTCCTCGAAGCTCGTGCAGAGCGTCGCCACCCCCATCGGACCGCGCTCGGAGATCCCGCAGATCCCCAGGACCGCAGTCGCCAGCGCCGGCAGCGTCCGGATGCCCGGCGCGGCCTCGGTCGTGATCACCTTGGACGCGAGAAGGTCGTTGCCCATTGTCGTTCCTCCCGCGCGCTAGCGCGCGCGCCCCCGGCGCGTTGTCCGCACCGTCGCTTCCGGCTTTGCCGCGTCTGCGGCCTCGCGAGCTTCCTCTGCCGTCGTCTTCCACTCGGGAGACGCCACGAGGATGCGTGCCGCCACGTCCCGTGCGATCTCCGGCACGTGCAGCGCCGCGCTCCGAACATCGACGGTCTGCCCTGCGAGGATCGTGAGGACTGCCGGCACCCGGCGACGAACCGTCTTCGTCCCGTGCGCCCCGCCCGGCGCGGTGGCGGAATGGATCGTCGTCGTGGTCGAGCAGGAGCACGTTCCGTCGCGGACGCAGTAGTGCTCATGCGTCAGGTTGTAGACCCGCGGCTGCTTGGTTCGGTTTCGCAGGGTCACCATTGCTCACTCCTCCGTTCGGCTGACCTCGATGGTAGCACCCTCGTCGGTCGTTCGTCCACCCCGTTCTCGTCGGAGGTCTCCGGCCACCCCGGCGGCCCCCTCCCGACGCACGCCCCGCACGACGCAAGACCCCGTGAACGTCTGCACGTTCGCCTCGTTCGGGGCGGAGGTCACCCGCCAGTTCGGCCCGAGCGGCACGTCCATCGGGTAGCTGACGGTTCCGACGCTCGAATCGGCCGGGTCGCGGGCGATCTCAAGGGAGTGCGCCCGATCGAAGAAGTCCCTCGTCGCGTCGAGCAGGAAGTGCAGTTGGCCGGTCGAGTCCGCCGCCCCTGTGATGGCGAACACGAGGTCGAACGCGCTCGACGGTCGCATGGTTCGGAAGGCGGCGTCCGAGACCTGCTCCTCCGGCGGCTCGTTCTGGTCGGCCTGTCGAACCTCGACGAACTCGGGCCCGCCGACGGCGAGCGCGGGGAGGGAAGCGAGCATCGCCACCTCGACCCCGCCCGGCACGTCGTCGTACTCCGTGTGGACCATCAACACGACGTTGTCGAGCACGGCGCGGCGCAGCGCCGCCACGAGCGCCTTGACGACGCGCAGCGCGATGGGCTCCAGCACCGCGTTCGCCTGCGGCGCGAGCCCCGGTCGGGCGAAGGCGTACCCCGCCGCCTTCGTCGCCACCTCGCCAGGGATCGGAACGCCCGCATCGTCCAGGTTCTTGACCGTGACGCTCACCGCGCCCGCGTCGCTCGCCGGCGTCAGCGCCGTCAGAAGGGACGACGACAAGACCTTCACGGCGAGGGCGGGCGTCGCGCCGAACAGCACGGCGACGGTCGGCGGGTACGGGGGAACGGGGCCGGTGGGTGCCGGATCTGGTGGGAGGCGGAACCCCGAACCCGTGATCTCGACCAGCGTGCGGCCCGCCGTCAGCCCCGTCGAGGGGGTCACGGTCGAGATGGACGGTACGCTCATGGTGGGAACACCTATAGCACGCCGCCCGCCTACGCGGGAGGGGGTGCCTTCCCCGTCGAACCGAAATCCCCGCCCAACTGCTGCCCGAGCCTCGCCATGAACCGCTCCGCCACCTGCTCGGGCGGCGTGCCCCACTGTTGCCAGATTGGCCCGACGAATGGGCGCGGGGGAATCCGGATGACGATGAAGCCTGTCCCTCCGCCCGTCTTCGGTTCTGCTCGCTCCACGCCGGCCTCGCGGATGAGCGCGAAGAGGGCGCGGCGGACCTTGTCCGTCAGCATCACGACGTAGGGGCCGGCGCCGTACTCGTGGATCTCCGCGACGTTCGCCAGCGACTTCCCGTCCTTGCCGACGGCCGAGCGATGGACGCCGACGAAGACCGCCTCGCCCTGCTCCTTCACCGCGACGGAGTTCCGCAGGTCGCCCTGCCGGACGAGGGCCTTCGTTCCTGGGAAGCCTTCCCGTTGGCGCTTCGCGACGGTGAGCGGTGCGAGCGGGGCGAACGCCTCTCCGCCCGGCGCTTGCTCGCGGATGCCCTCGACGATCTTGTTGCGCAGGAACTGCCCCTCCTGGAGCAGCGCCTTTCGCGTTGCATCCTTCAGCCGCTGCGGGGCGGTGCGAAGGATCTCGCCCACCTTCGACCAGTCGCCGAACTTCTCGATCGTCATCCCGCCCCCTGGATGCGGTCCTCGAAGGTGACGACGAGGAGGTTTCGCTTGCCCCCGATTCCGAACCCCGACGGCTTCACTGCCGTCGCGAACATGCCGGGCGGGTTGGCGAACGCGCGGACAAGGGTTCCGTCCACCTCGTAGAGTGCGGCGAGGCGGTCCCCGACGCGGATCGTCGGGTCGCCCGTCGGCGCGTCCACCATTCCCGCCGCCTCCAGGTCCGCGAAGTGGAAGGTGAGCGCGAAGTTGGACTGCGGCGCCGCGCCCGCCTGGATCTGGCGAAGCCTCTCCTCCTCGTTGTCCTCGAACTGGCAGCGGAGGCGAATCTCGCCGTCTTCCTCGCGCGCGGAGCGCGACCCGGACGGCGAGGCATCCGGCACGCGGATCGGCTCGCGCAGGATCGGGTCGAAGCCCGGCGAGTGCTCCGAGACCGTCTTCGTCGGGCTGTACTGCCGCAGGCCAGCGAGAAACGGGTGGAGGAGTCGTCCGCGCAAAGGGCTCACCTGGAAGGGTGGGGCGGCGCGACCGCGGCCGGGGGGAAAACCCCGCGGTCGTCGCCGCCCCCCAGGAAACTCAGGCCGCGCACACGATCCCTCCCCTCCGGTAGCGCAAGATGATGGAGTCGATCTCGGAATCGCCGGTGAACGCCGTGCAACCCCCCGCCGCGTCCCCGGCGAACTTCCGCGCGATCGTCTGGTCGCGCACCGTCTCGCTCGTCACGAGGTGCCGCAGCCTGCGGTCCTCGCGGTCCGCGCTCGTCAGCGGGAGCAGGTCGCGGTACACGAGGGCCATCACGACGCGGCGGATCTCGCGCGGAGTGCACCCGACGGGCGATCCGTCGGGGTCGGTGTACCCGAACACGCCGGTCACGACGACGTTCTGCTTCCCGGTCGGCCACCCCTCACGCCGGCCGAGCGCCGACTGGTCGCGGGAGTCGGACGGAGCGAACACGAGGTCGATCTTCGGGACTTCCCGGTCGTCCGGCAGGAGGAGCCCGTCCAGGTGCCGGTTGTAGACGACGAAGTCGGCGTCGTCGAGGTCGTAGTCGTCCGACCATTGGCTCGCGATGCTCACCGTCTCGACGGCGATGATCGGGTGCTCCACGAAAAGCGCCTGCCCGCCGGTGCCGGAGAGGGCAAGGGACTGGTAGCGCGGCTCGAAGAAGCGGCACGTGCATCGCTCGACGAACCGGGACGCCTCCGACGCCAGGACGAGCAGCTTCACGTCGCTGTACGTCGCCTCGGCGATCCCCTGCTCGCGGAGGTCGCAGAGGAGGCAATACGATTGCGGAACGCCTACGGCGAGCCCGGCGAGCACCTCGAACTCCTCCGTCCAGGACTCCTCCGTCGAGGCGGTCGTCCGCTTGAGGTACCACTTGATGAGGTGCCGACCGAGCGGCTCGGCCACCGGCACGGTCCACTTCGCGGCGTACCGGCCCAGCCCGAGCCGGTCGTTCACGAGGTCGACGTCCACGTACACCGGGTCGGGGGTCGGCGGCGTCGGCACAGGCGGCGCGGTTCGCACCGGGGCGAGCCGCTTCGCGTCAGACGACACGTCGTAGACTTGGAACTTCAAGCTGTACGGGTCGAGGAGGCGTTGCCCGTCGCGGATCAGTGCCACGAGCGCGGGGGCGGCCGCGCTGAGCGCTTGCGATCGGGCGACGGCTACCATCTGCTACTCCATCGGCGGCGGCCACGTGAACTTCGTCTTCGTCCAGCCAAGCCCTTCCAGGTAGTCGCACGTCGCCCTCGTCACGACGAACGTCGTCAGGTACGGCGGGGGCGGGTTCAGCGCGCCCTGGAAGATGAAGAACGCCCCCGTCCTGCCACGCACGATCGCCGCTGCCTGCGCCGGCGTCATGTCCGGCGGATCGCACTGGTACGCCGTGAAGGAAATCGTGCCACCTCCGCCTGCCATTCGATCACCTCACTCCGGCACCGGGAACTTGCCCGTCTGCCTTAGCCCGCCCCGACGGCCCTCCTCGAAGGTCATCCACTTCTCGAATCATAGCATGAACTGCCCTGCCGGGTG